AACGAAAAGTCTTTTGTGGCCGCATCAGAGGCACGGTACCAGCGCCAAGTATATCCACTGTAGTTGTCGTTCAGCCTTGCTCCGGAGAATCCCATTAAGACGCTTGAACGTGTGTCAGCTTGAACAACTGTGTCTAAAGTAGATGCTGATGGCGTCGGTGGAGTCGGAGTTCCTCCTGCGCCCGTACCAAAGAAGCCCCCACCTGTGGAGCCAGGTTTTATAAAAGGCATTCTTTACCCCTTACGACAAAGCGGGTTCAAGGGTGTAAAAGCATGTGGCGCTGGCTGTCGCGCCGGACGGTTTAGTAATAGAGATACCCTCGTTGGCTGTGTTGTTCTTTAGATAGAATGGATGAAATTTGCCATCATATCCTCCATTTGCACCAAGATAGACCGTAAGCTTTGTTGTCGAACCAATTTTTACCGAATACGTCCCAGCGGTATCGGTAGAAATAACTATTCCGTGGAGATGGGGAATTTGACCAGACACTGCGGCTACAATTGTTAACGATGTAGCTGATGCTGCATCTGTTTCTGTGGCATCCAGTGTTTCAATTGTTCCTTGCAATAATATTCTTCTTGCCATTGGCTATCCTTTCTTTGTGAAAAATTGGTCGAGGCGCTCGGTAATGTAATCAAGCTTGTCGTTAATGCGATCTACGGCCTTTTCGAACTCTGGTTTTTGGACATAAATTTGCGCGAATTCAAGCCTCAAAGATGTTGCCATAGCTGCCAAGTCTTTAGGAGAGGCGAACATTTTTGAAAAAGTGACAATCCCGTGTACGCCACTTGAAACCAGCGCGCCTACAACAGCGCTTGGAATTTGATTTGTATCTAGAATCATGGGAAAAGAGCTACTATTGCTTGCTTATCTGCTTCCATTTGCTGAGGAAGCTCAAGGCTGTTGATAATCGCCTTGGCAATCGTGCCGCTTGGGTCACTGTTATTTGCGTCTGTCACAGCCAGCTTCACGTTCCAAATAGAGGCAATCACGTCTGGTGTGCAGTAAGACTGCCCAATGTGCTTTGGCAGGAAGCTTGAAAATGCTTCAACAAGGCTTTGATTTAGGCTTTTATATTTATAGACCGGCATGTCTTCAAGCGGTAAGCCTTCAATCCATTGACCGTCTTCCCGAGATTCAGGCTCTAATTCATAATCTGCCGCGTCAGAATAAGACCCATCGGGCCGAGCGAGATAGTAAAGTGTCATCAGACAATCTCCGTTACTGTAAATCCTACCAATCCGATATCAAGCGTTCCTGAGCTCACCTTGTATTCGATATTCCCTGAGCTATCAGTCATCACGTACACTGGCAGCTGTGATACGGTATAACCGCTTCCCGTTGAAAAGGATACGCCGTCGCCTGTTGAGCCTGTTTGTCTGACATGATAAAAGCTGGAGCCTGAGAATGCACCCCCAAGCGCGTAATGGCCTAGCGCTGATATTTCTGGCAAAAGTCCGCTAATGCTTGTGTAACTGGTTGCGCCGCCGCTCGTCAGGACCATGACACCAAAGGTGCTGGTGATGGAGCCGAAGCGCTGGTTATTAAACACGACCGAAGACAAGTAAGGCCAGTTCGTGACAATGAAACGGACAATATTTCCAGAACTATCGTTATAAACAGCAAACGGCAATTGTCTCTTTTGGTCATACCCGGCTGGCATAGTAACCGATCCGCTTCTAGCCTCATTGGCAGTGGAGAAAATGGCCGAAACTGTCCCATCTGAGGATTTACGAATCAGATAGACATAATAATAAGTGCTGTTTGCTTCTGTTCCAGTGTCAAGGCCGCCCGCTCCCGATGCTGTAATATCGAGGGTTAGATCGGTTCCCATTTCGATATTGACAATCCCACTCGAATCCCTGGCTCCCAACCCAGCAGGAAGGGTGATTGTGGAGGCGCTGGCATAAACGGGCGCAGGTCCATAAATAAAGCTTGGGATATTTGACAGAGTGCTGACTGAACCGTTAACCTTTATCTTAAAAGACTCATCAGTTTCGTTGTACCAAAAGTCCCCATCTTGTGGGCTACCTGGGTCAGCTGTGTGGCTGAAATTCGCCCTACCGGAAAAAGTATTATTACCAGTAAATGAATTTGAATCTCCAATCCCCGCTTTGGCCCCAACTTCGGTGGTTAATGCAGTTATGGTATTATCAAGATCGTTATGGGAGGCCACCAACTGGTCTAATTCATCATTCAGTGGATCGACATCGTTATCCGCCCCATTTACCATTTCGTCTGAATAAAGGCGGTTTATCTGAGTCATGCTTATCTCCTAATTTGAAATCATGCTGCCATATTCGACGGTCAATGCGGCCCCAAGAAACTCCGGACCTGTGGATGTCGTCGTCCCGCTCAATTTAAGCTTGAGCCGTCCCCCGTCGCTGGATATCTGGAATGGGACAACGCTCTCTGTTTTAGCACCCCACTTAGATGCTCCCCATTTAGTACCGCCCCGCGTTGAGCCTGTTACCGTTGATGCAATGGATAGGTTTTTTGTGGCAACTTCTTGCTTATCCCCAGTCTTCCAGGTGGTTTGAATTGTGAAATTCTGCTGGCCTCTTACCCTGAAATGAGCCTCTGCATTGTTGACGTTCTTGTATTGCAGCTCGTTACCAAAATCGTTGAAAGGGTATTCATACACCCAATTGATGCCGACCCCATTATAATTTGATGCGCTAAACATCTTGGCGATATGGCCGTTGTAGGTTCCGATATAAAAACTTGTGCCGTACAAAGTGCCACAAGACGCGGTAAAACCTTTGCGCCGTGACCAGCGTGGCAAGCTGGTTTGCTCTCCTGGATCGGTATAACGATAAATAATGAACTCGTTTGCCTGAGAGCTTGCCCCGGTTGGAATGCCCCACCAGATTTCCCGACGGTCTGCCAGGTGAATGCCCCAACATTTATCAACAGCGTTAACGTTGATGCGGCTTAAAACGTCTCTAACTCGGTTATGATTAATACCAACCGGCTGGACATTCCCGCTAATTGTGGCAGACGTGTAAGAGCAAATCCCGTATTCATTGATAGCAAGTAAGTCCTGCCCATTCTCAACAATGCAATTGTTGTTGAATGAGCCAAACCGGTTGTTGAGCCGAATGCATTTGAAGGCGTCCGCATCGGTTGCCAAGCCTGACGCGCCGGTTACAGCAAAAATACCGCGACGTTTAAACAGAATCGTCACATCTGCGTTGCTGTTGGCATTGGCAATGGTTTTTTGCCCAACTATTCCAATCGAGCCGCCTTTGGCTTCCCCAATGAATGAATCACTTGCGGACGTGGCAGGCGTAGTAAACGTTTCAACGTTGTTGATGTCGCTCAAGGCGTAATGGTCTGGATGCTCGTTGAAATTAGATAGTATCAACCGGTTTTGATGCAAGCCTAGGTGTTTTGGCTTGGTATAGGTGTTGGTGCCGTCCGTTATGGTGCCCGCATAAGTGCTGGCCGTTGTGCCATCCCATTTGCGGGGCTTGTTCATAAAGCCGTCACAGGAAAAGAGCACCCCTGACACGTTCTGAAAACTGACGCTTCCCCCAACGTGATAAGTCGCGCTGGCATCCAGATCCGTCGCGATGCCGGTGGTCAAATTCACTGTCTTGAGCTTGCCATTGCAGGCAAATACCAATTGTTCCGAGCCGTCGGCATATTGCTGCCAGTAAACGCCATCAATCGACGCGCCGGATTCATATGCCGTTTCATTCAGATAGACATACCCGCCTTTGTCGGCACTCCATGAACCGTCTTTTAACGAGTGCATATTCACAATGTCAATTGCCTCTGAAGGCGACAGAAACCGCTCATCAACGTTTTGAGATAGGCCGAGCAGGTTTTTTGTTAGAAAACTGTTCCGGACATTCGAGCGAATCCCGCGCGAAGCCTTTGACCCCCAGCTAGCTCCGGCCATATCTGCGGTATCCTATAAAACGTGGGCGCTGCTGTTTGGTAAACTTTGCCGTTAAAATAGCCCATGCAGCTTCCATGTCCTGCGCTGTGTCTAATGGCTGGCCGATTCCTTTTGAAAGCTCGTATTTATACTGCGCGTATTTCTTGATATACGTCAGCTCATACGACATATCAGGCCACGGGAAAGTTGCGGTCGTTGTCGTCTTTTCCGTTGGTTGCGCCGGGTAGCTGAATTGAATAGTCAGGTTAGCCGAACCCGCTTTAAGCAATGGGTAAACAGCCAGCTTGTTGTTATCGATATAGACATATTGCGGCTGGTCCCACTCAAAGGTCTCATACAGAGGGTAGCGGTCAACAATGTATTGCTTGGTGACCACCTGCAAGGGAATATCGCCATCCGGGTCATTGATCCGGACAGACCAGTCAAAGATACGGTCCAAATCCAAGCCAGCGATTACGTTATATGTCCGAGTGGAAGGCGTAACCGTAAACGAGCTGTCCGCCTGAATCTCTGTACCGCGCAAGGAATAGATATCTTGCAAGGCTTCGTTAATTCTGTCGACGATATATTGTGAATCGTCGTTGTCTGAGAATGCCGTAATGCTGGTGTTTTTCTTGCAGGCTCTCAGCACTTTTTTGACTACATCCAGTAATGTTGCCATTTCACACCTTTATAGAAGAGGGAGCCAGAAGGCCCCCTCTAGAGTCATACTATGCGCGTTTTTTCTCGTAATCGCGATCAAGGTCATAGACAATCGATCCGGTCCAGCCAGGGGAGGAGGATCCGCCAACAGCAGATGACGTCCGAACAAAAGGAGGGAATCGAGTAATCCCTTTTGAGTTCGTATCAATAAACTGGCTAGTTGCTGAAGAGATACTCTGTGAGGTTGTTTGCACAGCTGAGCCAGAACTATCAAGAACGGTAAACCAGTTAGTGCCATCTGTGGAGCCCTGCAAGGTTGTTTGCAGGGTGGGGGAAGTGCCCGTGCTGGCAGTGATAATCTGCCCAAAAGTAACACGGGTCAAGCGACCATCGCGGTTGTCAATTGCAGGTCCGGTGACTGGGGTAGTGGTATCATTCCCGGTTGCAACAACATAAGTGTTATTGGTCTCCTTGATACCCCGAACAGTCCCGGCTTGGTTGTATGCAAGTGTCATTCTTTATAACTCCAAAATTAAGCGGTAACTTTCTTGCGAGATTTTGGAGCGGCCAGAATAGACTCAAGCGGAGCATCAGCAATTGAGTCGGTTTGGTCTACACCAATACCGAGAGCCTCAATGCTGATTGCTACTTCAAAGCCATCTTCTATAGGCTTATTCGCTTCAGGCGCATCCGGCCAAATTCCAACAATCCCTTTTTGGGCTTCGTCCAGCTTGGCTAGAAACTCGTAAGTCCCGGCGCTGTTGGACGGCCCGACATATTTCCATTCATGGCTGCCCGAAAGAAAACCTGTGATGACTGAACCGGGGATAGGGGTCCAATATTGTTTATCGAACGCCTTCTCGGTATTGCGGACAATAAAGGTGTGGTTATCGTTAACCTTCCCCTCTTCTCCGCCGAGTCTATCCAGAATTCTCTTGCGTTGCTCAAGATCCATAAATTAATCCTTTCTTAGGTGCCAGCAGCCCAAAGGGAAGCGCCCTGTTTATCAGGTGCAGTAGAGGCCGTGGTGTTTGAGTTTGTAAACACTTTTGCGCCATAGACATACAATGCCTTACAGCGGGTCAGGAATGTTCCGGGGACACGCTCGGTTTCGATTTTCGTAAGCTGTCTTGCGAACGAAATGAAATCCTTGGTGAACGCCAAAATGGGGCGGTTTCCGCTGGATGAGTTCAAGTTGGTTGAAACGTGAATGTTCATCCCGGCGATTTTCCCAATGTTGCCTTCACCCACCGTTTTGTCACCCATTCCAGTGGAGCGGATGAACTCGGGAGAGTTCAGGAACAGCGCTTCACGGGTCGGGTCTACGACTACGTTGATGTCGCCGGTAACGTTCGCGTTTTTCAGCGTTTTACGCAGCTCGGTCATGTAGAAGTAGATGTTATCCTTGGTAAGGGTAACAGGCAGGGAAGACGATCCAATCACGTTGGCGGCGTTTACGTTGGCGTATTGAGCATGCAGAAACTGGTCAACAACCAGTTTGATTGCATACGCTGCACGCTTCAGGTAGCCTTCCATGATGTTGATGTCAGCTTGCGCCTTGTCGACGTCGTCAACGACAAAAGAGGTGTATTTCAATTGGTCGATGACTAAATCAGACATCGGATCAACCAGCGTGTCGTCAGTCAGGGTTTGCGCACGGGTGTAGTTCCGCACGGTAATATCCCCGAAAGAACGGACGTGGACAGTATCACCAGCCTCTTTGATTTCGCCCTCATAATCACGGTTGACGAGGCCAGCCATAACCATGATTTTGTCAGAGAGAGACATTAACTTTTTAGACCAGACTTCTGGAATAAAATTATCTGCGTAGGCCATTTATAGGGTTCTCCTATTTGATCCGGCCCGCCATCATTGCTTTTGTGATTGCAGCTTCGTTTTTCTCGTATTCGCTAACCGACATCGCTTTGATTTGGGCACGGGTAAACGTTGTATCTGTCTTTCCGGTTGGAGTACTTTTCTTGGTCCCCGCGCCTACCGGTGCCGCTAGGTTTTTCCTGTCGTTTTTGCGTATTTCTTTCTCTACCCGGTCCTTGATGCCAGTCTGCTCAAGCACTCGGTCGATAAACCTGTATTTGTCACGCAAGCCACCCCATACAAAGCGCTCCAGCTTTGCGGGATTAGCCTCGAATTCTTCTTTAATCGCTTCTTCCAGCTCTCCAAAATAGCTTTTATACTCAGGAGAAATGGACACCAATGCGTCTTTTATTTTTTCCACATCCGCCAGTGTACGTTTTGTTCTCTCTGCGTCCAGCTTTTCAAATTTTGGTTGCAGCTTTGCACATTTGGCCTTGTAGGCTTCCCGCTCTTCAATCGCCTGGTCTAAGGCGTCCAATAATTGAGGGTCACGGGATTTTATAATCTCTTTTTGAATCCTCCTGAACTCTTCATCTGTTGCCAGAAATGCGGGTTTGCCATTCAGGGGGATAGGGTTTTTAAACGAGTTGACGACTTGTTCATGAGAGGCAAGAACGTCCTGCCAGTCCTCTTTTAAACCTTCGCGCGATTCCCTTAACGCCGACTCTTGGTCGTCTAGCGCTTTTTGGGCTTCGACACGTTTGGTTTCCGGGTCGATTTCTGCGGGCTGCTCGGCTTCTGCTTCGGGTTCATTGCCATCGCCAGATCCGGTGTCTTCAGCATTTTTGCCAGCTTCTTCATTCGCTGTTTCCTTTTCAGTTTCAGCTACCTTTGTTTCTTCCGCTTGGTTTTCGTCCAGCGAAAGAGTTTCCTTCTGGGTGACATCACCCAGATCGGTCTGATTTCCCATTTAAAACACTCCTATTTTTTAAACTTGAGAGCTCTTTCGATATCCGCAATTGCCTGATGCGGTATCTCCATAAGCTCATCTATCACTAAATTCCGGTGAGCAGAAAATTCAAAGGCTATCCTTGAATCCCTGTCAATCGGGCTCTTAACGTCGGTTTTTAATCTATGCAGCTCCCGGCATAGGAGGCACCACGCTTGACTGTCCAATAGCTGCCGCCAAATCGACAGGCGATCCTCCTGCGGGATTTTGCTGATATCCATTAAGCATTGCCTCCAAAGGTGACGGCTGTTGCTGTTGCACTTCCTCCGCCGTGACCACTACTTTCATGTAATCGTTAATGTTCCGCGCCCCCTGCGCCCGACCAATCTGTTGAATCATGCCGTTGATATCCACCTCAGTCACATCCTGCTTAGGTTTGAACGTTGGCAGTTGGAAGAGCTTAGGAAGCATGTTAACAATGCCAAGCAGCGCACTGGCTTCTTTCGATTGGCTCATGGATGTTTTGGAACCCATGACCTCAAACTCGAAATCCATTTGCTTGACGGTTTTGGGGTCGAGCTCTGCATCTTCCGTTTTCAGGACGTCTGACAGGAATTGACGGTCATTCTCGAACCACATCCACAAGAAGCGTTTCAGCTTGTTTTCCTCGTAGGATTGAATCAGGTCCTGATACCGTGTGCTGGTTCCGGACGCCAGCGTATTGACCTCTGTAGCGGTCCTGTCCTGCCCTAACTGCTGTATGCCCCCTGTCGCGTAATTAACGCCGCCTGTTGACTCTTGCGCCACTTCCTTAATGCGCTGCATGAAAGTATCAATCACGCCCAAGTGGGACAGGTCTCCCGTCTCTTTTTGTAGGTTGTCCATATTCTGAACAGGATACGCTCGCCCCGGCTCGATGATGACTTCACCTTCAGCGAACAACTCTAGTAATGCATGATCTGTAGATAGGTACTTCCAGACAGCACCAGCCGACACATTTACAATGTCAATTGCGCTGTTGAAGAATGCGTCGTAAGCATGAACAAGGGGGACGATTGGCTTACCCAGTGAGTGACCAAAGAGCGTCCCCGGAAATGGGATATAAGGACACAAGGAAAACGGTTTATAGCCATGGTCAAACGGATTCTTGAAGAAGCCATGGAAATTGCACTCATTGGAGTAAATCAGCACACAGTTTTCATACAGCTTTTCATCAATCCAGAAATCGCCCCACTCTTCAAAGAGCATGGCAGCGTCCTTGCCCATTTTCTCTTCTTGCCCATTAAGCACAGGCATGAGCCCCATCTGGCGGTAGTTCTGTTGCAGGCGGCTGGTTGAGTCGTCATACACCACGTTGAACTCAGTCACGTCCTTGGTGTTTTTGTATTCCTTGATGGACTTGATATAGTTCACATCCACCCAGCGCCGCCAGATAAAGTTGCAGTCATCAAAATCGTCAATGGTTGGGTCAATCCACCAGTCTTCCAGATTAATAGGCACAAAGTCCGTGCCTTCCAGCATGACTTCATCCACGTATTCTTTTGTCAGGCTCCGTTGAGGAATCCCAAGCCAATTGCGTTTCTGAGTGTAAACAGCCCGTTGCCTTGTCTTCCTCACGTATGGATGCCAGACAGCAGACACGCCATCTAGCATGGCGTTCATCCTGTCCATCTTGGACTTATGCAGGAAGTTGATCAGCTTTAAACGCTGCTCCGTGCTGTCCTCGTAGGCAATCTGGTTTTCTTTTGAAAGCTCATTCATGGCATGAGAGGTGAAGAAATCCTCATCCGTCGGGAAGGTGCCACGGTGTTGCTGTGCCAAGGTGGAGTCTACACATTGCGCCATAAGGGGCATCCGCACGTTTGATTTTGAATCGTTTGCTACTTCGTCATTCTCGAAGTCTTGCCCATACGGCCTGTTCTCTTGGTAAAGCTGGCGGACACGCAACGCTTCTTGACGATAAGGGCGGCTCATTGTCATCCAGTCTTCACGCTTTTTGATAGCCGAGCAAATCAGCTCGTTTTGCTGCGATTCGTTCAGCTTGATAGGTTTTAGGTCACTAACGTAGCCTAATTCGAGTTCGTTCATTCGTTACCTTCCGGTGTAGGGGTTACGTTGCTTGCGTCTGAACTGCGGCACAGTAGGTTTGTGGATAGTCATTGTTTCCAGTAGCGTGCCCCCTGCGCAGTCCATGACATCCTCATACGGGTGAATCTCTTCCACATCGTCGAGGTTTATAGTTCCGTCGGTGTTGGTCGGGTGGTGGTAGCCACCTTCAAACGCATCGATAAGCAGCTTTAATGATTCGTGAATCTGGATCACTGGCTGACCGTCTACCCAATCGCTCAGCTTCTCGTGCATCATCTCAATCCGTGCCGTACGCCTGGAGCGATGAGCGGCTGATACCGTGTGTGTTGGATTAATTCCGTGCTCCCGTAAAACCTGAATAGAAGGTGAGCCATTGACCCACCCGTCGTGCTCACCTGCCGGATCGTCAAAGTCCCTGAAGCGTGTCACGTTCAATGTATTTGAATAGGCCACCGCTGTATTCGCCAACTTGACGGCGTTCCCGCCTGACTCAATCACGATTTCCCGAAAGAAGTTAATGCGGTTGTAGTCGTCAATCTGGGAGAAGAGAACAGCGCAACACGCGCCATAATCGAAATAGCGGATAACAGGCTTGTGGGGGTTGAGCTTTATCTCGCCTCTGTAGACGTGAAACTTTCTGTTAAATTCTGGAAAGATAATGCCTTCCACTGAACCCTCGTAACTGATATCCAGCTCACGCGCCACTGCGGAAGGAGACATTTTCTTTTTCTTAATTTCATTGTCATACCAAGGGGAGCGGGGCTTGTTGTTGTCATCGAAATAAAGGCCCTCTGCTTTTTGAGGGTCATTTGTCCAATGCAGCGATATGGCTTTCAATATCTATCCAATCAAGGTCTTCTTCACTGCGTAACTTGTAAAATTCGTTAGCTTTGCCATTTGGAGTGCTAGGAAGAAAAATACAGTTAGTAGAATGTGTGCATGCTTCGTAAGCCGCTTTTCCGTAGGGATGGAAAGCGAACTCGTCTAAAATAATGAATTTAAACCGACCTGACCGCCCTATGTCCGAGGTGGAGGCTTGCCCTGTAATTGAATTTCCATTTACTGGATGTACCAGTTTAAGTTTTGAGTCATGGGTTTTATTTAATCTTGGGAGCATCCATTTAGGCTGCATCCGTATGTTATATCTTATTTTTTCAAAAATAGTACCCCTTGCCCCTTTAGCATCGACATCCTTCTCTTTTTTTGAACCAATCAGGATGTCCGATCCATCAACAAACTGCCAGAAGTATTGCCCGATAGAGCCTAAAATCCAGGTTACGCCCCTATCCCTGGATTTCTCTATAAGTAAAGGCTCACCTTCCATGATGCAATCGTATGCAACATTAACAAGGACTCTTTGGTCAGCCATTAAATTAAAAGGGAGATCTGGCTTAATTAACCTTGGGTCAAACGTGTAAGCAAAGTAATCGAACCAAAAATTGATTCCTTCTTTCCCATTTTTACATGCTGCGATGCATTGCGCTTGCAGCTCACGATTGCCCCGCGCTGCATGGAGCAGGCGGTAGCGGGCTTCGACTGAGGTCATTGGCTTTCTTAATCTGATAACTTGTATTTACGGTTAATCCAGCCAGATTTTAAATCTGCATAGCAACCATCCGGCCAGTATTCTTTGCCATCCTCTGTCACAAGACCTAAACAAGAGTCATAAGGATCAAATCCTTTTGGTATTTCCCCGAATAAATAAGTTTTTGCGTGCATTATTTCTTTAGAGGCTTCTTGCCTGCGTTGATACGGCCAATGTTCTTTTTATCCATGGCCTTATCTTTCGCACTTCCCTCGCCGTATTTCTTGTCGAGCTTCTTATCTACGGCTGATTTTTCGTATTGCTTCATGGTGATTTTCTTTTTCATCATCGAGCCCTTTTTATTGGAAATGTGTTCACTGCTTTCAGTGGCAAGCCTTGAATTTTGGCCTGTTCAATCAAGTTGTCCACGTACATATCGCGTTGCCACTCGGTGCCTA